ACTTTTATGTATAGATGAAAAGAATTTACTAGAAGCTTCTAATAATGCCATTGTTGTTCCTACAGGACCATAAGATGCTGCATCAGAAACAATTTGTTCTGTACTATCAGCAAATTTTTGTCCTGCTTGTGTAACAAAACCTAACATTTGAAATAGAGTAGAGGAAGGTTCTTTATAGGGGAGAGGTATGATTGCCTTACTCAAATCTACACCAGTAGCTTCTATTTCTTTAAATTCACCTGGACTTATAGGTTCATTGTCTCCAACTAACCGAAGGGGATTTGCTTTAAATCCTCCTGGTAAGTTTGCAAATTGACCTGCGTCTACTAAGCTTCTCATAGCTGCTGTTGCAGTCATAGTTAAGTTGCCTAGAAAGTGCATCAAGCCAAACCCATAAAATCCAAAACCAGGAACAAACCTGTAATGAACAAAATGGGAAATCTTTTCTTGTTTCTTATCATCTTTTTGATAGTTACGTCTAATACTTAATATTTCTCTTGATTGCTCTTCTACAGTAATAATATATGGAAGAGCATAATCTTCTTCTATTTCTAAATAACAATGTTGTTCTAGTAATGTATATTGTGGGTCACTATCTTGAGTAGGAGATAATCCTAATATTGTATCCATCTTTGAAGATAAAGATGTAGGATTAGGATTAGTAGCTTCAGGTAAATCTATTTCTCTATAAACTCCTGAACGCATATCTCTAGCTAAGTCTACAGGATTGCGATAAATAACATGTGTATATCTATCAGCTTTTCTTAAATTAGATGCATAATAAGAAACATAAAATTGGTCTATAGGAATAAACTCTGATACTGGTCTTTTTAAAGTAGCATCATAATAAACTTTTTTAAATGCAGAACCTATTAAAGGTAAATGAAATAACATTCTTTCAAACTCATCAAAATATTCAGGCATCTGCTCTGTCACTTGATAGTTCATAAAGTCTTTTACTCTATTTGCTTGTTGTTCTCTTTCTGCTGTTGACTTTCCTATTATTTGAGTTTTAACAGGACCATTAGGAGGGAATAATTCTTGTATTGCTTTTGATTGGAACTTAACTGCTGATTCAATTAACATAGGATGTACTGCTGTACATGCACCTTCAAAAGGTTCACTAGCATCTTCTATTTTTAATCCTAATAAATCAAATCCTCTTTCGAACATAGATTCCCATTCTGCTCTAGAATCTTTATCTGCAGAATAATTATCTATTACATTTGAAGATATTTCTTGAAGTTCTTCTTCATTTAAAGTATCAACTAAATTACCATACCATTCTTTTGTAGGTTCTTCAGCTTCCATTTCTATTGTTGTTTGTGTAAAATCTACAACCACTCCACCATCAGGTTCTACTTCAAATGTAGCATCTGTATCTTCTACCTTATTTGGTATTTGAATAACATTTTTTATTTCTTGTGGTATTTGTTCAAATGGATTTTTTTCTGTTGCCATTACTCCCCCTTACATACACACGTCATCATAGTGTGCATTACAGCTTCTTCTATAATTATTTAAATCTGAAGCTGTTACTTTATGAATAAATAAATTTTTTATGAATTGTTTCCCTGTTTTTAATACTGACATAATTCCCCTTTAAAACATAATTATACCATTATGTTCTCCAATATGCAACCTTTTTTTTACGAGGTGCATCTTCCCACTCTGGGTCTTCAGGATGTTGTAAATGCCAAGACTCTTTCATATAGTGTATTGCCATAGTCATAGCATCTACTTGGTCATCATGAGCAGCATTAGGAAAACGTAACATTTCTTGTAATAAATCTTCTGACCATTTTTTATTTTTAGGTATCCATACTCTACCTGCTTCTATCATAGGAGATGCAGCATGTACTCTAGCTACCTTATCTCTATCAGGTATATATTCTAATATTGGCAATCCTGCTCTACGCATATCTTGAATTAGTGATTGTCCACTAGCTTTTTTTTCTATCATACAAACATCAGGTCTATATTCATAATATAATTGTTGTGATATACGTCTTAGTTCTGGATATTCAAATCTACCTTTTATATTACCAAGTAAAATTAAATTACCTTTAAAATTTTCATATCCATATTCATCTTCTTCATACTGCGTAAATATTCCCCATGTTTGTATTACACTAAAGTCTGCTGTTGTCTTTGTAGAAAAAGCAGTATCAAATGTTTGTATAATAAAATCACATGTTGGAGGAGAATCATATTCCCACCATTGTATCCAATCTTTTTTTATTAAACCACCTTCATCAGGTGTAGGGTCTTGCATATATAATGCATTCCAATATCTTGCTCCATTAGATGCTTTTATTTCTTGTTCATCTATAGCTAATATATCATCTGATTTCCATTCAGGAAAATAACTAGAACCAACAGGTAACTGTAATAGTTCTGCAGATTGTTCATCTAACCAAGCAGGAATCTTAACAACCTCCCAAGGTGAAATAGCATATTCATCTTGTTGTTTTAATAACCAACCACACAAATCATCATAGTGATACCTTGTGTTAATAATTAAAATAGAACCATTAGGCATAATACGAGTTCTTAAACCTGCAGGATACCATTCTTTAACATATCTACGACCTGCTTCAGAATAAGAATCTTCTTCAGACATAACATCATCTAGTATAGCTATGTGAGCTCCTCGACCTGCTATCTGAGATTTAACACCTGCTGCATAATAACTACCACCTTGATTTGTTTTCCATTTACCTGCAGCTCTAACATCCGTTCTTAATTTAACACCCTTAAATATATTTTGAAACTCTTCAGAGTCTACAACATCTCTAACAGACCGACCAAAGTCTGAAGACAACTGGTCACTATGAGAAACAGTTAATATCTCATGTTCTGGATTACGACCAATATACCATGCAGGAAACAATTTAGAACAAATAACAGATTTAGAGGAACGTGGTGGTAAAAACACCATTAGTCTTTTTATTTGACCACTTTCTAATTGTTTTAATTTTTCTGATATTACCTCTATGTGACGACCCATCTTCCAATCAGAAACAAGTATAGGAGCAATCTTCCTAACAAATGTTATAAAATCAGATTTAGAATCTTGTGTTATTTTTAAATTAAGATAATTATTTAAATTAATATATGGTGATGTAGATATAGTCTCTATAGTTTCCAAAGTATTTAAGACCTTTACATTGTTATATTGTTAAGTTGTTATATTGTAATAATATAAAACTATAATATTTAATTTTAAATACCTCTTAAACTATATAGTATTATATTATTATATATATTATATATTACTCCCCACTAAAATGCAAGCATTATTTTTAACCCTTAGTTTTTGCTCTATATGTGTCAGGGGTATATATATGTATGCACGCTATATATATTTTTTTGTGTACGTGTCTGTATATTTGTATATTACAAAACAAATCACTTGAAAAAAGATATCTTTTTACTTTTTTTATTTAGTTTTTCAAACCCTTGCTCAGTAAGGCTTTCAGAGAAATATTTTTTTTTATTTGACTTTTCTTTTTTTGTATGTAAGGATTAAAACATCAACAAGATTGATGACCGAGAACTAGAAGAGTTGGCAAGGAAACAAAACCATTAAGTCCTAACGAATTGCTAGTCAGAGCTGGAAGACCTGGTGGGAGTTAAGCAATCCTATGTTGAGGAAAGGGGGTGATTATATGTCACAATATCTAAAGCAGTTGGCACTCAATGAGCTAGCTATTGCAGAGAAATCTGCTCAGCTCAAAGAGGGTCGCAAGATGCTTAAAGATGGCATTCAGCAAGAACTTGAAAGTCTTTCTATGACTAATCAATTCACTGCTATGCATTGGGTTTTACAGAATATGAAGCCTAGCGATAAGTCTGACAAGTTTACTAAGACTTTTGCAAATCTTAAGCATGACGACGGCTCTAGTGTTTTTGTCTTTCATAAGAATAAGCAAGGCAAAATGAGATGTAACAGACTTGAAAAGCTTAGAGAAGTTGCACTATCGGAGAATGTACGCAAGACTTTCAAAAAGTCTCACGATATTCCTGCTATTGCAAAGTTCTTTGCTGACGAGGATGTTAAATCTTCAAGAGCAGTCAAGGCTTGGGCTTGTCCTATTCCTCCAAAGTCTCTCTCAGAGCAGGCTTTGAAGCTAGTAGACAAGATGCTTGAAGAGTCGGAAAGTAAAGAGCTAGATAAGTTTCTTGCAGAAATCAAGAATACTTTCGAGCTTATCGAACTTCAAGATGCTAAACGCAAGTTTAGTTCCTAAGTTCTCATCAACCTCGGCAGGGACTTTACATCCCTGCCATTCTTTTAGGAGAAACAATATGAATGAAAAAGACTTAATAAAATTTGTAGAAACCTCTGCTAGATTAGAGAATATCTGCAATTTACTTGACGAACCTGGTAGACTTCCTGATGACCAAAGAAAAATGTGGATTATTAAATATAATTCTATTGCTAGGAAAGCAGGATTACCAGATTGGTTAGAAGCTTAATAAACCTGGGGAGTGTAAAAGCTCCCCAATAACAAGGAGAATACTATGAGTATAATTGGATTTATCTTAAATGTACTAGCTATTGGATGGGGATATGCTGTAGCATCACTAGCAGCACTAGGAATGGACTGGATAGTTAATCATACTGACTTACATCAGGCTTGGTTAATCTTTCCATTCGCTATATTTCTAGCAGGACTTTATGTATCCTATAGAATAATGAAGATAGCATATAAATTCTAAGACTAAGGGGAGTGTAACAGCTCCCTTTTTCCTTTTTTTATTTGTTTTTATTTTTAAAACGTTCGGTGCATCCGTCTTCATTCGGTGAATTGCATAGTATTTCTAGACTTGACAGCTTAGTAGACATATCGTTCGGTAGATACGGAGTAGTTCGGTGCGTACCGAACCTTAAATAATGCAGAGAATACGGAAGCATCCGACAAACTCCCCCATTTTTTAATAAAAACTTCGGTGAATACGACAAAATGCAGAGAACTATGGTGAATATCACCCTCTTTCTGTCTATTATGGTAACATATGCCCAGAAAACAGACACTTAAGACAAACAAGACTACTCATTCCTTCTATACTATGATGACTCGGCGACATAAAAAAAGATGATATATATTATAGGATATGATGATAGTTCGGCTCGTACCGAACCACTTTGACTTGCTTGACAGATGGCTCAAAGTATGCTATGCTGAATGCATAATAATTGATAAGGAGATTTGAATATGCCGACATTAGATAAGAATAGAATTGTAAAATATGTTTCACAATTAGAAAAGAGTACAAGTTCTAGACCTAAAAATAACTATGCTCAGATAGGAGTAAGTGATAGGAAAAGTTTATCCAGAGCAGGATATAAACCAACAACAGGTTGGAGTAAGGTTCAAAGAGTTGTAAACTGTGGTCTAGTAGGTGAATTGCATTTTGCTTTTGGTAGAACTAGAAAGTCTGGTGCTTGTAAGAAATAGTTCGGCTCGTACCGAACCATCTACACTTGCTTGACAGATTGAAGAAAGTATGATAAGGTTAATACATAATATAAAAAGGAGAAAACAAATGGATTACATAGAAGAATTAACCAATGAGTATGACGACATAGAAGATATAATAAAAGTAGTTGAAGGTTCGACTCGTACCGAACCAAAGGAAGATGAAGATGATGTATAAAATATTAAAATTAAAATATGATATTGAGCAGATGCAAAAAGGATTACTGAATAAAAATACTAACAAAGAAAATAAACTAAAACTGTGGAAAAGTATGACAAAGAAAAATCATATGTTACATTTAGAATTATTTAGGGAGATACAAAATGACTAGAGAAATAAAATTTGAGTCAGGATTACCTGATGATATAGATAAACGTATGGAAAAAATACAAGTACGACTAGAAGAATTGAACCCAGAGATTTGGAAAATGGTTGAAGAATTAGAGAACATAGGTTGGGAGCTAGAAGATTACTATAAAGATTTATGGGAAGGTTCAAACAATAGAATACAAGAAAAAAAGTATGAGTTAGAAAGTATTACTAGCTTTAGTAATTGGTTAAAGAGGTTTAGAATTGACCCACATAGATAGGTTCGGCTCGTACCGAACTATAGAATTTGATAGTGGTTGCTATCAGATACTCTGATGAGTAGGGAATAAGTCAGAGTTATTATTAACATTCCCAT